GTCTTCTGAGCTACGTCAAGAGAAGTAACATTATAATCACCATTGTCTGGATTAGTAGTTAAGATAACATGCCAGTTTTTAGGTAACTTCCAAGAAACATATTCTTGTCTATCTAGAATCTCCATAGTTGCTTGCATAAATCTATGGTCTGCACGAGTATAGTCATCAAGAATCAAGAAACCACCTTCTCCTTTACCCTGAATCCACTCAGGAGCAGCATGAGACATTCTCTTCCCAATTACCTTATAACCCTTTACACTTGCTGCATTTATCTGAGATTCATTTATCCAGGTAGTTTTACCCTCAGCATTTTGAATTTCAAATTCTTTGACTGGAAAACCAACCAAATCACCCAATTCTTCTAATTGAGATAAATTTAATTTTACAACTTGCATATTAAGCTCCTTACCTAACTGCATAATAGCAGAAGTCTTACCACATTTTGTTATCACAAGGCTCTTTATCCTTGTTTCTATAGCTTTCACTATAGTTCAGACTATATCTTCACCAATTACTTGGTGTTGGGCACTCTTGGGTATATTATATTCTATATTTCTATAGTTTCAATACCTAGTCGTTGAACCTTTCCAGACCATTTAAATCTAGACTTGGCTGCTGATTATCCATTAGGACATCTTTGTTATTTTCAAGCATTCACACTTACCGTTTCCAGTTATGTTGTAGCTAACAAAGCTTTAGGAACTCCCAGCAATTCACCCAATTTTTACCCTGGACCTGGGTAAAATGTATATCTTAAACCATCATAGTAATTACCCTTCTTAATTCTTATTGACATTGCAGATTGACTAATACCTAGATTACTAGCTACATTTGCTACTCTCTGCCATTCTTGAACTAAGTTGTTGTTTTCATCAAATACATAAACTTTTTTAGTCTTATCTGGTTTAATAGTAGACTCTTCTAGTTTATCTTTCAACTCATAACTCCATCTATAATTCTTACAAGAAAAACTTTTTCCTGAAGCAACTCTTGAAACTTTACCTTTTGGTAGGTTTAATTGTTTTTCTGCTTCAGCACAAGATTCATAAGATTTAAGGTAAAAACCATTTATGTTATACTGATGAACAGTTTTGGATATAGGATTCTTTATTCTTTTAGAAGCATAGGCTTCTTTTAGAGTTGCAGAAATTTTAAGTAATGTTTCATTACTATGTATAACTGCAACAGGATCATGAATAAAGTTTAAATCTGGACTCATAGATTGTATATAATAAGCTTCAGTCTTAATTAAAACTGCTTTACTACATTCTTCTATAACCTCAAACTCAAAACTGTCCTTTCCATATTTATTAAAAGCATTTTGCATATACCTATTTGCATGTTTGTTTTTTAGCAAATCACATATATGTCTTTTCAACCTATAATAAATATTAATACTGCTCCCAATATAGCTGTGTTCATTACAAGTAATCTTATAAATACCACACTTTTGGTTTAAGTCTTTGTGTAAACACTCTGAAATTAATTTCTTCATGTCACAAAGATATACATTTATTTTGAATTAAGCCCAGCATCACCCTCAATATTAATTGCTACAGGTACTTTACCTTGAGCTTGTATATGCTGGTTATTATTAACCATGTGCTTAATAAAACTTTTTAACTCTTCAACATTCAATTGTACTTGACTCATAACTCTTTTTTTATAGTTCTAACTTAATTACTTTACCTGGTAAATCTTCATTCATATGTGATCTTTCTGACAATACCCAAAGGACATTACCTTTTGGTACTACAGATGTATAACACTCACCATCAGTAAAATACACCAGGCTAGTATATTTCTTTTGGTTAGCATTATAATAATCCAAGACAGGATCAAACTCTGTTCCCCCTCTTCCTGCTACATTTATCTCATGTTTTCCTTTATACGGCTCAATAGACCTAATACTAGTATCACATTGTACCACAGTGACATCTACACCTACTTTGTAAATATGGTGAATCTCTCCCATAAATTCTTGTAGTTCAGAATCACTTACAGAACCTGAAGTATCAATAGCCAACAACATATGTTGTTTCATTTTAATCTTCAGACCCGGATTGTCAGAGAACCTTCTGTTTTCTTTTCTACGGATTTTCTTAGTAAATACCTTTGTGCTCACTCCAGTAAACCTTCTAATATATCCTCTCCAATCAAACTTAGGTGGAACTATTTCCTCAATAACAATTACTCCTTCTATCTCACCTGGAATATTCCCGCGCTTTTTGATAGTTTGTTCTTTAGCATCAGCTAAAACTTTCTGTAATTGTTTCTCAATTAACTTCTTTTCAGCTTCACTAAGATCTTCAAACTCTTCCCATGTACTGTGGTCAGGTACATCCCCACTTGCTACTTGATCAAGTAACTGATCCATCCCTTCATTACCACATGTGCCATTCTTATCTTTCTCATCTTGAAACTGATTTAGTTTGTCATAGTAATATCTACAACCAGCTTTTCTCTCAAGATTTAGATCTTCATAGTTATTTATATCTATTCCTCCCTCTGGCAACCAATCCTCATCTATATACTGATTGATCTCCATGTCCATTGCCACATTTGCAAGTCTCTTGTTCTTAAATGACTTAAAGCTTGTCAGATGACCAAAAGCAATATGAAGTAATTCATGCTTTAGTAATCCCATTTGATGCATCTCACTGAGGCCTGTCCAGAATTCTTCATTGATAGCCAACTGAAAGTTGATACCATTCTTACTCACACCTGCAGTAGGAAGATCTTTTCTCCATACTTTGTTGAGCATAATAAGAAAGAACCCATAATAAGGCTCTTTCAACATCAGCTCTTTACTAATTTTACTAAGACTCTTTTGTTTGTCCATCTTCTTTTAGTTTTATATCTAACTCAAACTTGTCTGTGGGATACCCCATAGCATCTAACATCTTAGTCATATCTCTAATAAAATATTCTAAGAATAATTCTATTGATTGCTTACTAGATTTATTTGCTGTCATTAGTGAAAGTATTTCTCCAGAGCTTAGTTTATATTCCCAATCTCCATTGAACTTTTCAATCCTCTTTACTATAAACTCATGTGCAGGTTTACAGTCAGCTTCCCAACTCTCTAAATTATACTCACCATATTTATACATTACCATTATCTCCCCAACATGCTTTTTAAGATCTAGATCTTCTATTATCTTAAAAGCTACAAGTCTATTATCTTTGTCGGGAGACCTTAGCATTCCAATCAGATTTTTTACTTCTTCTTTTGTTAAAATCATCAGTCTTTAACTTAATAATTAATCAATAGTCTTTTAATTAAACCCACAGCACTTACTTTATGAAATAAATGTTCAAGTCCTCTTAAATCATTAATAGTTGAACAGTTTATATTTAAATGTACATTCTCTCCATAATTTGGTGCTGATAATAACTTTATCATATAGTTATTATCAATACCATAATCCTTACTTAGAAATAATATCAAATCTGGAAAAAAAGCATGTACATACTTCTGATTTTTTATATCATCAGATTTCCAATTATTTTCTAATAAACTTTCATGTGTTATTTGTATTATATCTTCCATCAGTCTTCAATTTTTAAAGTTTTAATCATCCACTCTGTAGGTGTATTTATATTATCAATCCATTCTTTAGCACTTGGAATATAATTATTACAGTCTTCCTTTACATGTTGTTCTCCAATGTATCTGATATACACTGTTTTACCAACTGAATTTACAAAAGAAATTCCAAATATTTGCTCAAGCTGAAATATACCCTCACTGTGGTGTCTGAACATTCTATGTTTAGAATGACCTATCCAAGCTTTAGTTTCATCAAACCATTCATGATATATCATGTACTCTTCTGGCTTCCCGCCAAACTTCTTAGCTGATGATTTGCTGTGTACCCAAGGGTGCATAAATTATAAGTTTAAATTGTTAGTGCCATTTTTAATTTCTTTTAGTGTTAATTCATATATTTTACCATTATTCATAATAATATTAGTTCCTTCTATAGTTTCAATAGCTTTATAAATACTAGAAGGTTCTAATTTAAAATATTTAATTATTGCATTTCTTAAAAGATACTGGCTAATACTGTTAAATCTCCAACTATTCATTAGTCTTCTGTTTTTCTAAATAAATTACCTTCATGAAAAAACTCATCATACTCAACTCTTCTGATATTGTTTTCTACATTATACTCCCCGGAAGGAACTAGTATAGCCAATGTACCACTACCACCTTCATCATTCCACCAATCTTCTATGGTATCAAGAATTGTATCTGTAGTAAAGTTTTCTATGTTGTTTGCAAGTTCATTATTTAATTCTCTTAGGTTTTTAGAGCCCCAAGGTAAATCTTGAAGTTCTTCAAGTGAAACACCTTCTTTGTCTGTATACATTATATCTTCTATACAACCACTATCTCCTCCACCTTCATAATTTATTCTAATACCAGTAACTCCCAGATCCGCTAGTTGGATCAAGGTTTGCATTAATTCTTGTTCTGTCATAATTATTTGAATTTGTAAAACCTACCTAAAATATTACCATTTAGGAATTCTTCTTTCTCAAGTACTTCATAGATAAACTGATGTTTGGTCTCCTGATAAGTAAGCTCCATCTGAGAATAACATATCCTAAGAATTTCTCTTTTGATAGGTACTCCTGATTTGTGAGCATCTTTAAGAATCTTATTACTACTGTAATAATTCATAAAGTCAGGTTTCAGTTCTCTTTTGTACTTTTTTAATCTTTTATCTGTAGACATAGCCAGAGCTTTTTTGCCAAGAGGTCTTTTGACATTAGCAAAGAAGTTTTTCTTACCTACATATAAAACTGATTTTCCATCTATAATAGCAGACATTATATAAACAAAGCCTACTGCTCCATCTGGAATTTGTTTGTCATCAAACTCTTTACCTTGATATATCCAACTCATAATAATGCCTGTTTTAATAATGGTAAAAGATTATCTCTTACTTTATCTATACCATGTACTTTAATAGCATCTGATAAATCTTTCTCAAGTTCTAACACAACATACTCAAAACCATATTTAGACTTGTACTTCTCAGCAGCTTTTATACCAGCCTCATCATTATCAAACAACACACATACTTTTTGATATTTAGAACTAATGCTATTCATTATGTTCTCGGGTATCATAGTATTCTCACTGTCTGGTGCAATTGCTTCTGAATTACTAATCTTTAGTTTCTGATATGCCATCAGATCTTTAAGGGAAGATGTAATTATCAAATAAGGTTTATCAAATACTAATTGTTCTGTACCTTGTATATAATCTCTTACCTTGATAAATTTACTTTCTTTAACCTTTGGCTGATAAATCTTATAGAGTGTCCCATCTTCTCTAAAATACCCATAGATATAGTTACCCTTGATAGTTATACTTGACACAACATCATTTTCATCTGTCTTTGTCATCACATAATATTCTAGTGGAACAACATTGTATCTAGATAATAATCTAGAACCAATGTGAAATCCCATCCAATATTTTTGGTCAAGAGTATTCCAGTGCCGCATTTCATAGTCAGTAACTTTAAACTTACTATGTTGTTTGTAAGATTTAATAGGATTATAACCGTTGTTTAGAACATGCTGGTTATAGTCTTCAATAATCTTATAACTTGCGGAACCTCTAGTGGATAAATTAAATAGATTTTGGACAAGGCTTATTGCATCACCACCAATACCTGAAGAAAAATCCTTAAACTTATAGATATTATTTCTGTCAATATAAATACACATAGAAGGAGTTTTCTCCCGTGTATTAAACACTGACTTCATTTTAATATCTTGGCCTGTAAGTTTTTCTGTAAGGTTTAGATAATGCTCAAAGACCCATTCTCTTGGGACATCAGCTAAATCATATATTAAGTTCTTTGTAGAAATCATAGCAACCCAGTTTAGTACATAAGGGGAGCTAGACTAACTCCCCATTATGTAGGAGTTGTTAATCTAGATTAAAATCAGAAGAAGATCTTTTGGATGGTGCAAAATCATCATCATCATCTCCAAAATTATCTACTGGCTTTATCTCAAGTTTCTTAAGATGTTTGCTTTCATCATATTTAAGAATTCTTTCTGAGCCCTCTTCACCATAAGCATACTTATTATTTTCTGCTTTAGGTAACCACATATCATATGCAGTATAGCCAGACTTATTCTCATATTCTTTACCAGCAATACAGAAATCTAGATATTTATCTTTAAGTGGAGCATTGTCACTGAAGTTTCTTACAAAATCTTCAATAGTGTTAAATTTATTATCTTGCTCCTCAAACCATTTCATTATACCTGTAGCCTTAGACAAGTTAGCCAAGAACATCATCAAAGATCTATCTCTTTGAATTTTAATTCCAGACTTAGTTTGTCCATCAGCATATGCATATTGACTAGCTTTTACCCGACCAATTTGACCTGTATATTTACCTTTGCTTTCATCATCTTTATCAATCAGAAAACCTTCAAACCCCTCAATTGGTTCTGTCTCAACATTTAATATTAAGTGTTTTGCACCATCAATAAATTGAAAGTCTTCCAACACAATGCTGTTAATTTTTAATCTGTGATTACCCGGTGCAATAGTTTTTGCCATTCCACCACCATTGTTCTCATTTACTAGATCTTTTGTACTTAGTCCCATTTTTGTTATTATTTATTATTTATACACTTTATCCCAGTAAGTTATTAACTTACCATCTACCATTTCAGAAATTAATATCTCCTCATTTCTTAAATGCTCTGGTCTTGCACCGCAAGTAGTCTCCTCATTTGTCTTAAAAGACAAAATAGTCTGATTACCTTTTCTATGCATATAACCAATAGCATCTGCATTAGCACAAATTAGAGATTTTATTTTGCCTGTCAAATCAATATTTGCTGACATAACCATCTCACCTTTATCATCCACCTGTTTGTCTTTAATATGACCAGACAGAATAATGTGGGGAGCAAAAGTATCAATAAAATCTAAAACTTGAAAAAAAGCTTGCCTTACATATAAATATCCTGCACCATTTGGTAATGTAAGAATGCTGTCTCCAGAATAATTCTTACCCATTGGTGTTTTCTGATATAAATTAATTGCAAGTGGCATGACCATATCTTCTAAAGCCGTTACAGTATCAATAGTAACATACTTATATGGATAGCCTGCTTCTTTAATGGCTTTACCGATTTCTTTTAGCTCTTGAAGATTATTTGCTGTAACTTTCATGGCCTCAACATAACCAGCACCATTTTCTAAGTCAATGATAAGATTACCATCAAGTCCTGCAAATGCAGTTGTTTTACCAGTTTTTGGCTTAGAATAGATAATTAATCTTTTAGGATTAACTCTATCAGCCTTTACTTTTTTAGTTGGAAGTACTATACTCATGTTATTTGTTTTTTAACGCTACTGCAAGTTTCTGAAATCCAGCTGCAATCTCCAATAAAATAGTAGATACATCATCTGAACTCTCTACATCTTTAAGTTTTGGAATAAACTCCTCTTCAAAGTCTGGAAAAACACTTAACTTCTTTTGCTCTACTGGCTCAGTAGTTCTGTTCTTCTCATACTCATTATAAGGAATTTCTTCAGAACCTTTGTTTACACATACCAACTCTGAGGTAGGTATAATATAAGCAGAGTATTCTTCTCCTCTTGAATTTGTAGAAACTTTAACTTCATACTCCTCCTTAAAATAAGGATTGTATCTGTATTTAAATAGTGGTCTTTCCCAGAACATAGGAACCATGTTTGTTTCTACACCTCTACTATCTCGCTCAAAATCTACAAACTCTATATAAATATCAGAACCCTTATTTAGCTCATTTTCAAATAACTGAATCTGTCTTCCATATTTACCTTTGCTATAAAAAGCAGTTTTTGCAGTAAATTGGTAACTAGAATTCACTTTCTCTAGATAACCAGAGTGATATTCCATCAACTCTTTTTCTTTGTCTTTTCTGTTATACATATTTTTAAAATTAATGTGATGATGTAGGTGGTGGATCAACTTCAACAATTCTCATTACTGTACTGTCCAATCTATAAAAGTTCATACCCATAAAACCATTTCTTGATTTTAGTATGTGAAATACCAAAAGATCAGGGTCATTAATGATATACTTTTCTGGACCATAGAATTTAATTCTTCTGTTGAATGGTCTATTAATACCAAGCACTACATCAGCATGTTGTAATAAAGCATCAGAACCATATAAATCAGAGTCAAGAATATAATTTCCATATGTACCATCTTTTGCTCTTTCTACAGTTTCAACATTTCTGTTTAACTGACTAAGAACTAAGAATGCCACAGGAAATTTTTTCTTCATTTCTGTAAGAGCCTCACCTAAACTATTTAACATCTCAAACTTATCCTTCTGCCCCTTACCAATCTTAAATAAAGCTGAGTGATCTATAGTAACTAAAGTATTAGTATGACCATTTTCTGTCTTATGCTTCTCCATATAAGCATGAATAGTAGCACACATCTCATCCACTGTACATGGATCATACACCACATCTACTACATCATATTTTTCTGTACTTTCATAAAACTGAACACACCTTTGAAAAATACTTTTGTCCACAGGTTTTTCCTTACTCATCAGAGTGTTATAATCAGAACCAACATTCATAGACAATTTTCTAATACCATTTGTCTCATCTAGCATCTCAAACTGAAACTTTAATACTCTGAAACTTTGGTCAGGATTCATCTTAATGACATCATTAACCAATTGCTCCATAAATAAAGTCTTACCAGTTCCTGGTCTTGCACCAACAACAGTAATAGTTCTCCATTCTAAACCATCACAAAAAGCATTATTAAAATTCACCCAAGCTGTCTTCAATGATTTTAGTTGACCATTGTGTCTAGCTTTCATTTTATAGAGAGCTTTTTTAAGAGCATCTCTTTCACTCACTGCCTTTAAAGGGCTAGCATTATTATACATATATTATTGATTAGACTTCTGTATGAGGTTTAATTTGCTCATATAAAAAGTGAGCAGCTGTGATAAGTATTTCAATAATTATATATTGAAGCACTCCCATTTCTACTACATAATTGCTAATTATTAAGTATAAACATATACTTCCTAATAAAGCAATAAACAGTTTTTTTAAATTTACTATTATCAAAATAATCTCTCCTTTATAAATATTACTTCATCATCTGGTTTGTTTAAAATCATTTCACAATAATCAGCCAAGTCTGAGTCCCATGTTTTGTCAGTGCTTTGTTTTCTAATAAAATATTGAGATGTTCTCATGTACTGATAATTAATCTCTCTGTATTCTAAAACATATTTTTTAACTGCTAACAAAACTGTATCCCAACTGTAATCATAAGTTTCAAAGAACCATCTAAATGCATTCTCTAAGTTTTTAGGATTAGATCTTGCATACTTACCACTGGCAAGCTTTATACTTGGAAATGTTTCTGAATATTTCTTCACATTGTCCTCAAAGTTATCTCCCAATAAAGTTTTAGATGTTTTCTTCTTTGACTTCTTAAAGTATCCGTCAATCTCAGTAGTAAAGATAATACTTTTATCTGTTAATGTCAAGTCTTCATTTAACCATCCATCAGAAATTAATCTTTTAACTTCTAGCTCCTTGTTTACATAAGAACAAGGAATTATACTATTCTTTACACAATATAAAATATAATAACTATTTGGAGTTATATGCTCCCGGATTAACTTTAAAAATATATCTTCCATACTACCAATTAATTATATATCCTGTACTTTCTGCAACTAGATGTTGTGCTTTTAGAAAAGCATTATCTGAGTTCCATTCTTTTTGTTTGTTATAAGCTGCACTTGCAGGATGACTTGTAAATATTTTATGGTTATCATCACTTACATAGTCTGCCCATTCTTGAGCTTTTTTACCCATGTAAATATATACAAGTTCTTTATTATTATGATTAAGATAGTCAAATAAATAACTAGTAAATCCTTGCCATAAATCATAATGTTGACCAATTTTACCTATTTCAGTTGTAAGAGCTGTATTAAGTAATAGTATTCCTTGGTTAGACCAACGCTTTAAGTCAACATCTGTACATAGCTGATTATCACCATATATAGTTCTATTTATTTCATCAAAAATATATCTCAGACTTGGTTGTAATTTACCTGTTTTACTACAGCTAAATGCTATACCATCAGCTTGCCCAAGATGTGGATAAGGGTCTTGACCAACAATAACTAATTTTAGTTCATCATAGGGGCATTCTTCAAATGATCTAAATGCATCTTTAAGTGCTGGTGTAAATCTTTTGTCTTGAACACTCATAGTATATAATGTATTCAGTATATCTGTAAATTCAGAACTAAATATATAAGATTTAAAAACTTTTCCCCAACCACTTGGTTCTAATTTTTCAAATATTTTTTGTTTATATTCATCTATCATCATAATTTTTTATATTTGTTAAAATAATTAAACATGCCAGTTAAAGTAAAAGAAATTAAAGATGATGCAGTAATTGATATAAAAGTCAACAAAAACTTTTATCTAATGTCAAAAGACTCTTTATATACAATTTTCAAGCATCTAATAGATAATAAAAGCCCTGAAGAAAGTGTCCAACACATTCTTACAAAAGAATATAAAGATCTTGGAAACTTTGAAAGAGCGTTTTATACTATCACATTATTAATTTCAGAAATAGAAAAACAAGTTCAAGAAAATCCTAATTATTATACTGAAAAAGAAATTCTTGAACCAGGTGATCCAGGTTATGTTGAACCTAAGCAAGGTTAAGATTTAAATCTCTACCAAGTTCAATAGCAGATTCTATTGCCATTGCTAATTCATCTTTACTACAGTCTTTAAAAGACTTACAATATTCTGCATCTCCTGCATCATAGCAGAGTCCAGAATGTTTTTTAACTATAAATTTCATTTCTTCAAATGTATAGCCAGACTCTTTGGCTAATTCTCTAATACAGGCATGTACTTTAGCTAATTGTGCTAAACTACCTGTGTCTGAAGTAAGTCCCATAAACACTTCAACTTCCTGACCTTCTTGAAGTTTATCAAGAAATAATTGATAAGAAATCTTTGTGTTTTCATTAATATAGACTAACTTCCCATCACTTTTTGTAAGTTTGAAACTAAACATATGGCATTTTTTATTATATTATTATGTACTTATGACTGAAAAATCTCATAACTCTTTCAAATCAAATACTAAAATTATTTTAGAATATCTTGAAAAGTTTCCAAATTCTCCTACTAAAACTCTAGCCCGTAAAATATATCAAGAAAATCAAGCATTCTTTGAAACTTATGATATTGTTTATGATAGAATGAGATATTATAGAGGTCAATCAGGAAATAAGTCAAGAAAAAAAATGGCTAATAGAAAATTTCAAAAAGAACTTAAAATTAAAGTTATGAATAATTTTGTATCACTACCATCTTCTCTTACACAAAAAAGAGGAACATTCACATTTCCCACAGGCTGTAAGAAGTTAGGTGTTATTGGTGACTTACACATTCCCTATCATGATGAAGATGCAATAGAAACTGCATGTGACAGAATGGAAGCAGAAGGTGTAGATAGCATTCTAATCAATGGAGATCTACTTGACTTCTATCAGCTTTCTTTTCATGAGAAAGATCCTAGAAAGGTTCATTTTAAAAATGAAATAGAAGCAGGTAAGCAGTTCTTTGAGTACATGCGCTCAAGATTCCCAGGCATTCCTATTTACTTTATACCTGGTAATCATGAAAACAGGTTTGAAAGGTATCTTAGAATAAAAGCATCTGAGTTACTTGACATGGATGAATTCAGATTGGATGTAATCTTACATGTAGCAGAATATAAAATAGAATATATCCCATTTAGAACTAAAGTAATTTTTGGAGATTTTCTTATAGAACATGGTGATAAGATTCCTGGAGCTGGTGGTGTTGTACCAGCTAGAACTGCTTTAATGAGGCTTAAAACCAATTGTATTATTAATCACTTTCACAAAAGTTCTCAAAGCTCACAAAGAGTTTATGGAACTGGTGAATCTACAACTATCCGTGCTTATAGCCTTGGATGTCTATGTGAACTAGCACCAGATTACATGGAAATAAATGAATGGAACCATGGGTTTGCCATTCTAACAAAAATTGATAATTTAGTGTCTGTAAATAATTACAAAATAGAAGGCAACACAATTATCTAATGTTTCTACCAATAGTACTAAAAGACAAAGACGGAGAGTATATTGAACATCTCAATATAACACACATTACTAGAACTTCATTTGTTAATGTAATGAATCCTGATGCAGGCACTAGGATCCATTTAAGAACAGGAGAGGTTCTAACAACTCCCGTACCTATGGATATAGTCCAAACTGAAATAGATGATTGTTATAAATCTGCTGCTGCTATGATCATGTTTAACATACTTGCAGAGAAAGCACAACTTACTAAACTTAGTGGAGATGTTGACCTAGATAACCCTGGGCAGCGGCAACCTCTTTCAGATGAAGAATAGAATCTTTTGTTATCTCATCTCCATTTATCCAATCAAAGTTGTATACACACCAGCCATCCTGACTCTCATCATTACCAGATGATATTAGGCTGAGTCCTGGTAATAAGTCTAATACATAGTAATAATAGTCATAACCATTTTGACTCTCACTATCTGAGACTTCTACTCTATCAAAGCCTAAGTTAATTAATTCTTGTTCTGTCATTTTTCTGCCATTGTTTGTAAAAACACAGTATGATTCAATACATCAAATGCATATGTGTACTCTAGTTCAGCATATGCTTTGTTTTCTTTTGAATATATTCCATGTTCTTTAATTCTTAAATTCCTAAGATTCTCTATAGTTAATGTAACCATAGTAAGATTATCTTTATCCTCTGACTTCATCATTTCCACTACATTTTGTACCTCTGTTGTTGTAATATAATTATACTTCTTTAACAACATTAACTCAGCCATATATACAAAAGGCCGGAACTCATCTTTCTTAGTTCCCTTATGATACATATACCATAGATAGTTTAGATTACCATCTACACCATCTGTTATATTATAATGTTCTTCAGCAATTGCTGCAACTAGTTTTTTAATTTCTTGTGCTTCCATTCTAAAATATATATCTAATGGTGTTCCAGGGAATAATGGCATCATGTAACTCTGTAAATTGTTTAATGTAATGTGATTTACATCCCTGTGCATACCTAATGTTTTCTCCTCCGTACTGGGAAGTCTTCCTTTCTTGTATGTCCGGTCTCCAGAGTAACTCTTCACCCATGATCTTATTCTTTTCATTATACTCATGTTTATCTTTATTATGTGTTAGAAAGATTACTTCAGCTTTTACTTCATCAAAATCCCAATAATGATGCTTAGCTCCTGAATTTATAAATTGAAATAGTGCACTATACTGTCCTAACCAATCATCATGAACTATTACAGGGCTAAAGTTTAAATGTACTTCATAACCAGATTCTAAAAATAATCTAACTGCGGATAATCTTTCATATATAGTTGAAGTATTTGGCTCTAGTATTTTTCTATAATCTTCAGGCATTAGACTAAATCTTATTCTAATCTTACCCTCTGGATTGAACTCTAGTAAATCATAGTTCACATGCTTAGTAGCAAATGAACCCATAGCAAGTGGATGATCTCTAAAGAACTTAAAAATACTCTGCCAGTCATGATACTTAGCATGGAGAGCAAAGTCTTCATTACAAGAAATATCATAAGTAATATAATCCGGATGTGTTTGATTGGGCTTCTCTACATCAGCAAACCAAACATGTGAATTAATCTCTGTCAGAATATCCATAGTATTTGTTGCTATAGATAATCCTTCCGGTTTGTGTCTTTTCATGTAACAGTTATGAGTCAATATTCCATTTGCAAAATAATTCTCATTCTTTTGTACAGAAAAGTTGACAACCTTAGATTGTTTTGCTATCTTTGTTATAGCTTTTATTTTCTTAAATTCTAAATCCATGAGTTGTAAATATTGTGGTAAAATTACAAAAAAGTCTACAACCTATTGTAATTCCACCTGTGAAACAAATTATTCTGAATTGTTCAATCAACAATCAAAACCAGTCTTTAGAACATTCCAAGAGGCTGGTAAATTTTACAAAAGAGACTTCAGAACTATGAAAAGATTTGAAGGTTTACTTTTTACAATTGATAAGAGTCTTCCTTCAGCAAGTACACAATGGGTTATATGTAAAATTTGTGGTGAACAATCTCCCAAATCTAAAGCTAGAAATGGTTATTGTTCTGATTGTACTGAACAAGGACTTGGTAAGAAGAATCAGGGTCAAATTATATCTGAAAGATATCAAGGCTCTGGTAATCCTAATTACTTAGATGGTAGCTCACATGCTATAGAATATCAATCTAATGACTGGTATAAACTTAAAAAGAATTTAAACTTTACACACTGTGCATTAACTAATACTACTAACAACATAGACTACCATCATATTATCCCAAGATGGTTTTGTAAACTTGCTGACATAGATGTATTTGATCCTAATAATATTATAGGATTAAACCACGACTTTCACAAAGTAGTTCATCATCTTCAGTTAGATATTGTGCTTCTACCCAACCTCTATTCTTTGTATAAAAAGGATGCTCACCAGTTACAGTCACACTTTGTCCATCTACTTCAATTACATAAAGTTCATCAGTATCCCGTTGACCAATTACAGTCACTAAGTCTGTTTCAAGTTTCCCGGTATCCTGGCAAAAAGAAACTATTTGATCTCCTTCCTGAATTTTTCCAGCCATTCTTACTCCATAAGGAGTAGTAATTAATGTATCTGGGGTCACACAATAAGTACAATTGTATAAGCACCCGTGACCAAAAGAAGGACTAATAAAATCAGTTGACCGTCCTGATGGCCTTATTATCATACTTTTTCTAGTTACTTTATCTACTAGACCCATTTCCTTCTACAATTTCAATCAATTTGTCAAGACAAGCAAGTTCTGCTTCTTCGTAAGTATCATAGGCATCTGAAAGAATTGATTTATCTGGAGACCACTTAATATAAAAGTCATGGATATTAACATCATGACTTGAAAAATGAATGAGGAATCCATTCTCTCTAAACCATCTGAATACTTGTTGATATAGTGGTGCTGGGATAATGTAATCATCTCCTTTTATTGATGCCAAATGATATGAGAATGACTCTCCTTCATAATAACTTAAACAAGGTTCTTCAAATCCAAGTTGCTTCATTCTTAAAGCTAAATCATAAGGCAAAAATTCTTTTTCCATATCAATTATTTTTAAATAAAAATGGGGAGAATGATCCCCCCATTTACTAATACTTACTAACTTTCTCTACCAACGTTTCTGAAAGTTAATAAAAGCTGATGCATTCTTATTGGAATCAAATATCTTGGGCATCCCGTGTTTATCTAACACATCTTCCCATCTAGTAAAGAACCATAAGAATTTAACTTTCTTCTGTACAGAGAATCTTGTCTCTGACATTGGTGTAAGTTTTACCATTAATACTCTGTGTCCCTTCCTTTCCTCTCCTTTTCTTAAAATAATCATATGTATTGGTTTATTTAGTTACTTCTCTAGATTTATGTTGTGATCACTCAGTATCTCATAAAACTTATCTCTAATTCTCTCAACCATCTTCCACTCTTCCTCACTAAGTTCTTCATACTTCCATAGTTTTCTAAGATCTTGAGAAATGTCCCACAAAGCTGAGTACATCTTGCTACCTTGTACAGCAAAATCAAATTCTGCTTGATCATCCGGCAGGGTGTATTCAAGTGTTGCTTTCATATCATTTCTATTTTATTTATGTGGCAATTTTTACCCCTTATTCTTTATTGATTTGTTCTTGTTTTTTAGTTAATCAAAATAAATTTTACCGTTATATATATCTTCAATTCCCCATTTACTTAATTGTCCATAGCTTTTATTACTAAAGTAACTTGGTGCAAAAAAGTGAATTAGTTTTACAATTAATTTTTTCATTGTTCTTGTTGTTTAAAGTTGCAATCCTTCTGGATATTTTGTTTTTACTTTTTGGATTTCACCACCTTTTGATATAGTAGATTCACCACAATTTTTACATTTTGTATTAGGTATAACATTTTGATGATAATAAAAATCATCATAACTATCCATACTTTCATCTATATCAATATGATTACAGAATTCGCATTGATACTTTCCTTGAAAGTCTCTTCGGTGTTGAGTAATTACTTCAATTAATTTCATAGTTCTTGTTGTTTAAAGGTTTCGTTATAGTATTGTTCTGCATTTCCTCTATTTTCACTAATTAAATTAAACGGAACATCTGTTTTATTACAAAAATCATAGTAAAAATTAAATGCAAAGTCTATCATTCTTTGCTTCTCTATTTCTTTGGCTTGTTGTATACAAAACCTAAAATCGGGAGTACAATTTTCTATTCCCCCGAAATGTTCATCTATCAACCACTCTACTGCTGTTTGTTTCATATTATTGATTTATTATTTCGTGCAGTAAATAGCACTATATTATACATCCATTGGTTTTTCTTGTGTAATTGAATTAAATAGTGCATCTTAAGGCACTATTATTTGTTCTGCTGTTTGTTTCATAGCTTATAGGTTTAAAATTTGTAAAGTTTTTTGATCTTACAAGTTAACACTACTCTGGTAAATTTATACCCATAATATCATTTAACTGTTTCCATACAGCCTCAGCATTATCCCCCCAATAGAAATTACATGTAAAACTTGTATCAGTTTTATCATATGGTGGTTCTAGAAAATATGCTTGCCAATGCTCATCAGGCTTTGCAGTAAATCTTTTACATTTTTCTTTAACTGGACATTCAAATCCATGGCACATAGTTATATCCGGCATGTTCTTAATTTTTATCTAAATTACTGTTTTTTCTTGAATCTCTATAATCAATAATAAATCCAATGGCTACTATGATATTCATTCCCAGTGACATAAGTATCTCATGGATATCCTCATACACATTTACTGAGAGATGTATATGCCCCACCATCCAAAATGGTATGGATAAGTTTTGGCTTATCCATACCAATAGATATTTTATAAAATGTTTCACTTTATTTATTCTTATTCTTTTTAATAGATCTCTTCTCCTCTACTGGGTTCTCTTTCAGAATCTTTTGTAGTCTCTCCCAGATTTGCTTGTTGATTAAGTTGTAATCTGGCTCTTTCTTGGGCTCTTTCATATTCTTTCCAATGATAAATGTTTAAATCTCTCATTTTTAGGAAATCTTCAATAGTCATTTCCTCTGGTATACCATTATTTGCATGCATGATTTGCATGTATATTTCTTTCATTCTCCCCATATTATAAAAATAAATTTTGTAATTGCTCTTTAGTTAAAATATCTGGAAGTTTATCTAAATTTTTCCAATTAAAGTTACCAATAATAGAAACTTTAGATATTTCTTCATCAATATAAGTGAATTCTAATTTATATTGATCGTCACCCAAGTTTTGTTTATTTGCAAGTATATCTGGTAAAGGATGTATTGTTCTCAAATAATTTTTATCTTGTATACTCCACCAATAATTATGTTTTTGAATTCCAACAGAAACAGTACTATGATCTCTATTAAAATACATCCCTATTATTCTTGTAGTTAGATGTCTTTTAAAATGTAAAACATGATATAAATAGTATCTTTTATAGACAAGCTCTCTGTCTCTTAATTTACCTTTTAAACAATAAGCATTAATTATATTTACAATATCTTGATTTAAAAGTTTACTAAGTTCAAATAAATCTTTTTCCATAAATTATGCAAAAAATGGAAACAATAATCCTTTAAACTCACTAACCCAAGGTCCAATTAGTATTGTGTTTAAAAAACTATGATCTTTTCCATATAAAAACAAAAAATATAGGGCAAATATTTGAGAAAATAAAATATATATTGCAAGTATAAGCCCTAAATATTCTTTTGTTGAATTTTTCATAAATTAAATTAATTCTAAGTCTGCATTCTCAACAACTTTTTCTTCATGAAAAAATTCAGATAATAATTTTACAGAAATAAATCTTTCAAAGTCATAAAACTCATAAGGAAAAGAACTTTCTGATAGCTCTACTTCTTCTAGCTTTACTCCTGCTTTATTATTCTGTAATCCCATTTTTACAACTTGTATAACTGTGTATACTTGACCTTCTGTAATCCATTCATTATCAGGTATTTTAGAAGGTTTATTTGAACTATCAATGCATATAACTTTCATGTGTTTCAACTGATGATTTAAGATCTAAGTTATTAAGACTTTCTGATATTTCAAGCATTTCTAAATAATTTCCATGTTTAATGGCACATTTACCATTCAGATGAACAAGTAAAGCACATTGTTCAGCTTGTGTATGGTCATGTTCACAAAATCTAATTAAACAGGCCATTACATATGGGAATGAATTTTTATTATCATTATGTAAAATTACTTTATGTGTATTTTCTTCCATATATTAAATATAAGAATTATACTTTTTGTAAATTATAGCTTCTCCAAACTATTTTACTCTGATCAAAATCTTCTAAAGCTTCTTTAACCCACTTTTCATCAACAGTATTTACATAGCATAGTATGTGCACAATAGCTTTATCATCTGGATTTAAACGCAAAAGTCTTCCTATTCTTTGACTAGCCTTACGTTCATTACCATATGCATGCATAATAATGCCTTGTTTTAAACCTGGTATATTTACACCTTCATTTAACTGCAGTACACATGAAAGTTTATTTATATTTCCAAGTTTAAAATCAAGTAAATTCTCCTCTGAATTTGCATTATTACTATGATAGCTATGTGTACACATCCTATCAGCTTGTTCCTGAGTATTAGCAAATACAATACACTTGCTTGTTATACTAGATAACAAAGCTTTTGCATATTTTTCTTTACTTGAATACTCCATCATAGCTTTCATTCTCATTACTCTAAGTATATGAGGTTGCCCTGATGCTGTATCAATCCTTGTACCCCAATAACTATAATTCTGCAACTCAGAAGTCATAAAATTGCCATTCTTTGTTGATACTTTATAGTTCTTTGCTGTATCTAGATTAATCTCATGCACAATTATTTGATAATCATTGATAATACCATTTTCTATTGCATCATCTGCTTTAAAAGTATAGACAACTGGACAATACTCAGATACTAATCTACCTTTCTCAGATGTTTTATGCTTAGGAGGAGTACCAGTTAAACCCAGTACTCTACCCGCATAACTATTAAGAAAAGATCTGTGACTATCTAATAAACTGTGAACTTCATCAAAATAAACTGCATCATAATCATTAGGATTATGTTTATTTAAACTAAGATAAGTAGAGAAAGTAGCACCCTCAAGTACTTTACTTAATCCAAATTTCTCAGCTTCATATCTCCATGAGCTTATGATAGACAGTTTAGGAGCAACAATAAGAATACTTTGCAATGGAGAATAATATTTTTCCATATGCCTTAAACCAACAAGAGTTTTGCCTACACCTGTGGCTAGAACTAATGTGCAGGCTCTCTTTCCCTCAGTTGCTTTTAGAGCTTCATCTTGTATTTCCTGTCTTTCCATTATTTTGGTAAATTAAATATTTTACGTCTGATATAAGTAGCAGTTTCATCTCCATTCATCATAAGCTTTACAGTTTTAAGATGTTTATCAAGATTAGCAATTACCTTCTCATGGTTATAATTACCATAAGCTTGTAAGAATGCTGTGAGAAACTGAAACTTTACTGACCGCTCAGACATACCAATCTTTAAGAATATATCATTAAATGCTTTACACATATCTTCTGCATTTGGATTAGTAATTCTAAAATCACCTGTTTTAATGCTTTGAGTACTATATTTAATACTAGCATTATTAATACCAATTGCAGCTAACATAGTTATTTCTATGTCATACATGTTCTTCCACTTGAATAACTTCATGTAGTCTGGCCGGATCATCTTCCATGAATTAATATAATTCATTAAGTCCCAAGATTTAGATGAATTATTTAGATAAGCCATCTTCATTATTAGGTCTTCTTCTGATTCTACATTAATATCAATAAAAGGAATAGGCATTTCCTCCCTCTCTAATGCAGTAGCAAGATGCTGACCATCAATAATGTATCTTTTATTTTCACCCTCTATTATATTAGTGGTTGTTGTGATAACACATCTTAGTACTCCCATTTTACGGATACTAGCAATCATTTTTTGTACATG